TGTGTGCGAGCGCGTGAAGTCGTGGTGGACCCAGGGCTCGATTGACCTGACCCAGCAGCCCGTGCCACAAGACCGGATCAAACTGCCGATCGAAATCCTCATGGAGCACTTCGGCCCCTTCGTGGGCGAAGGCCCTGTGTCCCGGGGAATCCTCGACCTAGAGGAAGAGGGCGGGACTCGCGCCTCCGACGAGGAGGGCCCATTCGACGACCTGAAGTACCGCGTCACGTTCGTTGAGGACAGCCGCGTCTTCGAGAACGTGCTCGTCCGCTTCGAGGAGAGCGACCGCACGGACGAAGTCATTATGAAGATCCACCGGCACATCCCCGTCCATGACGGCGTGCGGGTGGAGGTAGTCGAGTTCGAGGACCTGATCGTCCCCTTCCGCACCGCCAACCTCCAGCGCGCACCGCGGGTAACGCACCAGTTCTGGATGACGATGAAGGAGATCGAGAAGAAGGTAAAGGACGGGGAATACGACCTGACCGACGACGAGCTGGCTGACATGCGCGCTACCCTCACGGGAGAGCGGCAAGAGGAGTTGCAGGACAACATGCTCCTGCGGGACCAGAAAGACAACGTCACGGCACAGAGTGGCAAGTGGGACTCGGGCAGCGGGATGGCCCGGATGGAAGAGTACAGCGACAACAAGCTGCTCTTCTTCGAGGTCTACTGCCGGGACGACGTGACGGGCGACGGTGCCAGCGAAGTCATCTACACGATCCCCTACTCCACCAAGCGCATCGTGAGCGCGGAGTTCCTCGAAGAGAAGTTCCCGCACGGACGACGCCCCTTCCCCGACCTGCACTACCTGCGGGTCAGCGACCGATGGGCGTCCGTCTCGATGGGCGAGATCCTGGCCCCGATTCAGATCGAGGTCAACACCATCGTGAACATGGTGAACGACGCGCAGGAGCTGCTGAACAACCCGTTCTTCTTCTACGTGCCGTCCGCCTTCAGCTCCGACCCCGCCTCGCTAGGCGACCTTGAGCCTGGCCAGGGCGTGCCGATCGGTGACCCGAACGGCGTCATCTTCCCGACGTTCCCGCAGCAGCCGCTGGCAAACTTGTCCGCGGTGGACTCAATGCTGCTCTTCGCCGACCGGCTGACAATCAGTCCGCAGGCGTCCAGCGGGTCGAACCAGACTCGCAACGCCCCGCGCACGGCGCGTGGCACCCTGGCCCTCCTGTCAGAGGGCAACGTCAAGACGGACATGTTCGTGGACGACGCTGGTCGCGGGGGCTTCCCCGAGCTGGCCCATCAGGTCCACGCGCTTGAATCAGAGTTCGGTCCCGAAGAGAAGTTCTTCTATGTGACCGGAGAGTCCAAGCGCGTCAAGATCACGCAGAAGGAGCTGCGCGGGCGCTTCATGTACAAGTTCCACGGCAACTCCGTGAACACCAACCGTGAGGTCATGCGGACGATCGCGCAGACGCGCTACGCCACGCTGGCATCGGACCCGCTCTACCAGATGGATCTGGTGGCGAGACAGCACCTCATCGACGATTTCCTGCGGCACTTCTCCGAGGGTGCCGACATTGAGAAGCTCAAGCCTCGCCAGCCCGGACAGGGTGACAGGTTGCCGCTTCCGCCCGACACCGCGGTTCGCATGATGATGCAGGGGATGCCGATCCAGGCTCACCCGATGGAAGACCACGCCGCGTACGTGTCGCACATTGATAGACTGATGCAAGGCAAAGAGTTCGAGATGATGCCGGAGTTCGCCGTGGCCCTTATCGCGTCCAACTACCAGCAGCACGCCCAAATGCAGCAACAGCAGATGGTACAGCAGGGCGGACAGCCCGCCGGCGGTGGCCAAGCCAACAACGTGCCTACTCAGATGGGTGACTTGGAAGGCGGGGTAGCGTGAGCATCCTGAACAACATGCCGTCAGATACACGAGAGAAGACTGTGAAGGCGTTTGACAAGCTCGTCGAAAGCCTAGACGCAGGAACCATCACCGCAGCCCGAGCGCAAACCATTGAGAGAGCCCGCTATGCAGCCGGCTTGGCCGATGGGGTCCGCCTCGCTTGGAACCTGCTAGAAAAGGAGTAGCTATGAGTTTCATAGGGAACATCAAGGCGACAGTTCCTTACTTCAAAACTCAGCGCAAGATCATAAAGCTGAAACAGCGCGTAAGTGATGTGCAGGCCCTGAACCGTTCGGCCCGTGGAAATCAAGTACGGAACGGCTCAGAACAGCTTCAGGTGAACAGAGCCGCCGGGGAGCGCGGCCTGAACCCCGGGATGCTGTTCGCAAGGAATCCGCGCCGTATTGGGCCGGTGCGATGAGCATCCCCAAGCGACCGATGAAGGACCTAAAACGCCCTCCCGGTACGCCCTCAGACGGAAACGCGAAAGCGCGTATTGACGCTTTGAAGAGGAAGATAAAGCCAATTGTCTTGCCTCCTCGAAAGATCCCGAAGCTGGCCCAACCGCCATCACCTCGGGTAAGATAGAACACACACAAGTTCCACCCGACACCGCAAGCCATGCGTTATCTGGTACGGAGGAACTATGCCGAACGATGAGCTGAGAGATCAGCTAAAGGGCGTACAGCTGGACCCGCCCCCAGCAATTGAGGACGACCTCACCAACGACGAAGTCATCGAAGACGATGCGGATCCTGCGGAGGACACCGGCGGCGACGATGACAAGAAGACGGACGAGGATCGGCCACCTACTAACTGGTACCGTGAAATGGCCCGCAAGCAGGAAGCGTTTCAGGAGAAGATGCAGCGTGAGTTCTTGGAAGCTCAAGAACGCATGATGGAGAATTTCCGTTCCACACCTGTGAAGCCGCCCGAAAATAACGGTGATCCGCTAGCACAACGAACCATTGCCGAGCTGAAGCAGCTCAGGGCAGACGTTCCAGAAGGACAGAAGCAAGCGTACGAGGAATACCTCGTGGAGCGCATTGCACAAGATGTTGCACAGAAGAGCATTGACGAGTTCAAGTCCGCCTATACTGCCGTGAGTTCACGGGAGCAGGCGGTAAAGGACGCGGTCAATCGCTTTCCTGACCTGGCCAACCCAGCGAGTGATTTTGCGAAAGCTGCCAATGCCAAGCTCCAGAAGCTAGGCAAAGGGTACATCGACAGTAATCCTCGTGCGGTGCTCGACGTTGCCAACGAAGTCGCCCTGGAAACAGGCACCTCGTTCCGCGGCCCGAACCCGGCTCGTCGCACCAACCCTCCGGGGAAACCGGCGAGTGGAAACCAGTCTCCCGCAACTTCTCAGCCTGATGGCAAAGAGGACAAGGCCCGCAAGGCCCGCCTCAAAGCGATCGGCAAGAAGCTGGAGAGAGCAAACGGTGGAAAGCCCTTTGACATGGCACGCATCGAAGCGACCAACAAAGCCCATCGCGAAAACATCGACATCTTTCTGAGGAAGTAAGTCATGACTACGAAGAAGCCGCCTATGCAGGCTGAAGCCGCCGAGGATGTCATCCCGACCTCCGAGGACAGGCTCACCGAAATGGAAGTACTGGTCAAGAGTTTGGCCAGCACGCAGGAGACGCTCAACGCGCGTCTTCGCCAGAGCGAAGGGGAGAAGGAGCAGCTCGCAGAGTTGCTGGCTTCCGCCGTCGCTACTCGGGATGAGCGGGTACAGGCCGGTTCGCCGCCGCAGCCCAAAGTGGAGTTACTCCACGACCCATACGATGTTCAGAATCCTCTGAGCATCATCAAGGACATGCCGCCTTCAGACGGATACCCAATGGGGCAGAAGCTCTCTTGGAAAGACCCTCAGTACCGGGACAACAGCCGGGGCTGGAAGGGTTGGATCCCTATCCGTTTCGAGGATGAAATTGACCTGACCGAATTTATTCCAGATCCTCCTCAACGCTTTATGGGTGAGACGGAGATGGATGGGTTTGTTCGGCGATGTGGACTGGTGTTGAGCAGACTCGACATGCGCATCTTCAAGGCCCGCGACGCAAGTCGTGAGCGGAAGAGTGACGAGATGCGAGGACTGACAACTTCGGCGGCTCCTGTTATATTCGACCGAGACGGTATTCGCATTGATGACGAAGGAACCCACAGCGAGGCCAACAAGCCCTCGTTCGGGACTACTCCGGAACCGCTGTCAGAATACTCTCATCGCAAATCTTTTTCCCGGTCCCCTGATGCTCAGGCGGACTAAAGGAAGCCCAAATGGCTAATCTCGACGCCCCGCATGGATTTGTCCCCGTGCAGTCTCCTCATGGGAATGATATTCCCACGCAGGAGTTCCAAGCAACCACGGCAGTTGCAGTTTACCCTGGGATGCTTATGTATCTCGCAGATACTGGACTTATTAGTGTCTGGACCGGCACGGCGACCGGCTACAAGGCAATCGTGGGTGCCGCGATGGACTATGTGGCTGCCGCTGCCCCCTTTGGCAGCCGCGGTGTCGGCGTGTCCATCGACCCGAACCAGCAGTACTCGGTACAGTGTGACGACAATTCGATCACTGCCTTGACTGATGGACTCGGTGGCGGCTACCAGATCATCAATGCCTCTACGGGCAGCACCACGAGGCTTGTCAGCCTCGCGGAGCTTGATGCGAACACCTCCACCACTGTCAACAACAGCACCACGATCTCTGCCGTGCAGATGGTCCGCTATGCTGATGGCTCGGAAAACATTCTCGCTCAGTCCTACAACGACGTCATCGTTCGTATCCGGCCTGAGAACCACCTGTTCGGCGCTGGCGCGCTGATCGACTAAAGGAGCACATACAATGAGTGGAATCACTATGGGCTCCGTCACACGGCGCCAACAGTTCATTGACATCTTCTCCGACCGTCTGGCCTTCCTCGAAGAAATTCTTGGAAACAACTACGACGCTCCTTCCCTGACCTATTCACAGGTCTTCAATGTGCGCGACTCGGCTCGTGCGTACGAAGAGATCACCTCGATCCACGGCTTCGGGCAGTTCAGCAAAAAGCCTGAAGGTGAGAAGATCGACTACGATCGGATGATCCAAGGCTTCGACAAGCGGTTCAAGCACGACACCTGGGCGAAGGGTGCCTCGATTACGTTCGAGGCGATGTCCGACGACGTCGACGGCGCACTCAGCGACGTTATCCCGGCCCTTGCGCGTGTCGCGCGGAACAGCATCGAAACCGATGCCTATGGAGACTTCAACAACGGCTTTGGGGCTACGGTCACTACGCCGGATGGTGCGAACCTCTTCAGTGCTACGCATCTTCTTGAGGGTGGCGGCACCTTCAGTAACCTCGTGGCTGCTGACTTCTCGCAGGGCGCACTTGAGACCGCGCTCAACATCTTCGACGACTTCCGCGATGGCCGTAACCAGCTCATCGAGGGAGACGCCGCTATTCTCCTGCATCCGATCGAGCTTCGCTGGCGGATCCATGAGGTGCTGAAGTCGCAGCTTCGTAGTGACACTGCGAACAACACGACCAACGCTCTGAGTCAGATCGGTATCTCGACTCTGATGAGCAAGTATCTCACCGACGCGGACAGCTGGTTCCTGCTTTCCAAGCCGGCGAACCATCGCCTCCTGTACTACTGGCGCGAAGAGCCCATGAGTGATAGCACCCTGGACTTCGACACTGGTAACTGGAAGACCAAGATGACGTACCGCATGAGCCACGGCGCTGCGGATTGGCGGAATCTGGTTGGCGGACAGGGGCAGTAATGGCACTCACCCGGTTTTACAACCCAGGCACTGACATGGACGGACCAGTTTCCGGCTCATTGCAGGTCTTCTCTGTGGAGTTCTTGGCGATTACCGCCTCGGAAACTGATGAGAAGATTGCCGTGCAGCTTCCTACTGGGATGCAGTTCGAAGTAACTGATGTGTCTTCGTTCTCTGGGGCCGTAGGTGCGGCTGGTGCCCTTTTGGGTATCGGCACCGCGACCAACGGAGAACAGATTGTCGCTGACAAGGCAATGGTGGCTGGCGCTATGCAGCATACAATCGTGGATGGCAGCGTTCCCGCTGGCGGCAGGATTTATGTGCAGATCGTCGGAGGTGCCTCTACCGGCACCGTCGCCTTGCCAATCATCGTGACGATTACTGGACATGTCTCGGCTCCTCCGACCTCGATTGACCCTCGTGGTCCGACTAGCCCTGGCTGATTCACTGGTGGGGCCCTTCGGGGCCCCGCCGAACATCTCTTGGAGGAGAGCTGATGAAGAAGATCCTGAACCACGATGTAATCGCGGAACCTGTACAGATGGCAGTGAGGCGCAAGACGCCAATCAAGATGGCCGAAGGCCCGCAGATTGCGATCTGTATTCCCATTGGACCGAAGAGATGGGCAGAGGCGTACACGTGCCCCGACTGTGAAAAGACGTGGGAGACCCGCGCGCGCATGGTGCCGAATTTCGTGCCCA